TGTTTAAAATAGTTTGGGTTGAAGATCCACTATTCCATGTATAATCTCTCCATTTGATGTCTAAGCTTGGAGGATATATAGTGTGGGTGTCTCTTGAAAAATATTTTAAAGTTATACCATAAGAAGAACTATTAATAAATTCATCCTGTTGTTTAACTATAATACCATTATTTTCAATTAAACTACTAGTCCAGGTTTTAACTATATTAGTAACATCGACATTAATATCAAAATCATCGAAGTAACTAAATGTTTGGGACGCAGTCACTGTAGGTGCTATTCCTGGGTTTGATGATCCAGTATACCAAGTACCTCCACCCTTTTCAACACCATATGAAGCAGTAACAAGAGGACTAAATGAAGAAGTAGCCCAGGCTGTGGTGTTTTGTGCTCCTCTATATATCCAATTTACACCATTTGTGTATTCAGGGTCGTATATGAATTTTCCTGTTCCCATTTCCCATGATTGAGAGACAGGATAAAACTCTAAAGTAGTGTCTGCATTTAATCCGTCTCCATAGGCCAAATATGCCATTAATGAAGCACTCCATATTGATCCACTAACTTTATTAGTAATTACATCTGCTATTTCTGTTTGGGAAAATTGTACTAGAAATCGGTTAGCTTGGGGATTTCCGCTTTCCTGAGCATCCTCTATACTTACATCTAATATCTCATCTAGCCCTGTATTTTTGTTAGGGTATCTAGAGTAGATAGTTGCATCTTTAGTAGGGAATAGTTTATAAATAGCCATATATCAATAAATATAAATTATTAAAAAGTTACAACCCTACCCTTAATATCACTATCAGGATATTTAACTTCAAATATCATTGGGTCCAAACTTGGATAAATAACATTAGACTGAGTGGCTCCAGGTATGTCGTATGAGAATACTGAGTATCCTAGGGCTGTTCCGTACTTGTTGGTTATATTTACTGTTTTAACTGTTTGGACGCCTTCTATTTTATCTAAAAGAATAAATAAATCTTTTAATAGAATTGGCTCATTAATTTGCCATTTATCAATATTAAAATAATCTTTCAACGCATTTATACAAGCTAGTAATACTAAATTATTATTATATTGAGGTAAAATAGTTATTTCAAAATCTACACCTATATTAATAATAAACGCGTCTTTTATTTTAATTGAATCGTTTATCATTCTATATTGTGATATGTAAGTTGATAAATTTTGTTTTAAAGCCGGTGAAGCGGTTTTTAATTTTTTATCGGCATCGTACGCTAATAAAAATAAATTTAAAATAGAAGGAGTTTCACCCGGAAGTAAAGAAGATATTTTTTCATTTTCTATATATATCTTTGCTATGTTACCATAATTTGATGGTAAGCTTAATGCCCTTACTAAATAATCGTCGGACGTAACTGTTCTTTGCTGGGTGGCGAATGTGCCTAGTGATTTTAATCTTAATTCATCGTCTGAGTCTCCTGCTCCACCTCCATTGGCAGCTACTGGGTTATTTGTAGATATACTATTAAATACATACTGGGCGGTTACTGAGTTGAGACCAGTATTGAGAAATTTAAAATCTGTATTTTTATTAGGAATTACAGATAAAGTTCCTGCTGCTACATTTGATTGTAATCCACCTCCTACTAAATATCTAACTGTTAATGTAGTATTAGCAGGTGCAATTCCATATGTATCTGTATATAAGAAGTTAGCAGGTGAATATGCTATGTTTAATTTGGATTGTTTATATGGTAAACCTAAACCTACATTATCTGGGTTAGGGATTATTTCTTCATCTGTGTTTGATGTGTTAGTTCCTGCTCCAAATTGCAGCTGCATTATAGTAGATGATATAAACCTAGTAGTAAACCTTCGTTGTACCTTTTTAAGTTGGAGTAAGTACGGAACTTCATTATTGTCTGGTGAGAAAGAAGGATTATTTATGTTGGTGTTCTTAATAGTATCATAAATAGTTTCTTGAGCTAAATATGGTACCTCATACCACGTATTACCATTACTATCAGTAATATCTAAAATACCAACAATATTTGAATCATTTATTTCTACAGTTGGAAATTTTTGGGGTGAGCCAAAAGTAAAAGTAGTTGATTTGATCTGAGCAGATATTGCTTTCCTTGTTTTCTTTAAAAGATAATAAGTAGGAGATTCAGAATATAATGTACTAACTGTAGGATCACTTGAGCTAGAGAAGCTAAAGTCGATTGAGTCTTGGATTAAAAAAGAGCTTTGTCCGTCACTGCTTTGTATTACAGTATTAGGTTGAACATATAATGAGTATGAATAATCAGGATTATTTGCTAAGTCTGGGACTTGTTGGTAAATATCTACATCTACAGTTGCTACTGAGGTAACTTTAGGGGTATACCCCATCATATATGCTAATGAGTAGAGATTATTTTGTTGGCGAGCATATTGTAAAAATGTTTCTTGTATTTGATTATCTAAATAAAACGATAAAACATCTCCAATATACGCAGACATTTCCATAAACATCATTCCTGGTGAGGATGGGGTAAAGTCATTATATGCTGTTGGGAAATATGTTTTAGCATAATCAATCAATGATGTCTTGAATTGATTAAAGTCTTTATTTAAATAATTTATATTTACTTTTTGATCAGCCATGTTATATAGTTATATTAATTTGATTCTCGGGTCCATTGTAGATAGTATACACTATGGATATATCAATAGTATTTTCATCGTAATTAGGAGTAACACTTATTTGATTAAATTGAACATTTGGAAAATTAGCTTGAAGTTCAGTTTTTAAAGTTTGTTGGAGTAATGTAGAATTTTCTAAATTAGAATTTTCAAAGACATATCGTCTTAAACTACTACCAAAGTTTACATTGAATACCCTTTCTCCTTTATCAGTTAAAATATAGTTTATTATATTAGATTTAATTTGATCAGTGGTAGTATATGTTTTATTAAAGACATCGTTAGCATTAAAGGGGATAGATACCCCAACAGCTACTCTCTGTTCAACATCAATTGGATTTTTATTTGGTATTCTATAAGCCATTACTTACCACTCATAATTCCCATTATTTGATCTAAACTTACTTCACCACCTGGTAAGCTTGATCCTTCACTAGCTGTATTGACAGGTGGAGGAGTATAAGCTGGTTGAGCATGTGATGAATTGGCAGTAATAACAGTATCAAACTCACCTCCAATCATATTTCTTAGATTACGTCTAAGATCATAATTCATAGTTGATGTTGTTGGACCAGTAGCCATCACTGGCTGATTCAAAAATGGAGTACTAGGAGTATATGATTCCTGTACTACTGTTTTAGGTGATTTAACTGCTTCAAGTAGAATGTCTTTTAATTCTTCTTGAATTGCTTCACGTACTGCGTCTTTAATTAATTTTTTTAAACCGTCGATTTTCATATGATTATAAATATTTGATTATTCAGCTGTTATATTAGGATTTGAATCTATTATAAATTTTAATTGATCTATTAATACTGCGGGGTCTGAGGCAAATGAAGGTTCTGTTTTTAAAACGGGAACACCTTGGGGAGTAACAGCTTGAGCAAAACGTTGGATAAATTTGCTTGTATTTTTTTCATTTATTTTTACTTCAAGAGTAAATCCTTTATAGGTATTATTTTCACTTTGAGTAACAGTCACAGTAGCATTTGACAATGCGTTAATTTCATTATTTAGTTGTTCTAAATCCATATCTTGATCTACAGCACATTGTGCTAACAATGTATCTAATTGGTTTAATATCAGGGTGATAGTGCCTAATAATACACCTATAGTACCTAGGGTTATAATTAGAATATCTATATTAGTATTATTTTTTTTAAATTTAGATTTCAAAGCATCTACTAAGTCTCCTACAAGTTCTAATACTCCTACAGTTAATGATGGTATTCCTATTAATTGAATCCCTCCTGAAGGAATAGGAAGTAAGAATATCGCATTTATACCTGCTTTTAATACTGATGTTAGGGATTCTGATAATTTTAATGTTTTAGTTAAAATTGTTATAGATGAATATAGATTATTTAATTGTTTAACTAAGCTATTTCGTTTTTTAATTAATTCTTGTATTTTAGCAGAACTAGGGCAATCAAAAGATTGAGGTGTTTTCCTATTTATTATATCTTGAGCGGCTGTGGTTCCGAATTCTAATATTAATGATATAGCAAATGGGATTAAAGTAGCTTTAATAGTTTCTTTTTTATTATTAAATAAATTAGCTAATTTAGCTTCAACAGGTAAATTTGATTGTTGTTTAACTAGATCATTTTCTTGCTTAGTTAAATCTTGATTAACTTGAGATGTTAATTGTTGAGTAGGATCAGGAATAAGTGTTAGTGTTATTCTCGGAACCTCATATATTTGCTCAGTTTTAGTTTCAGATGTTTGATATACTGATGTGACTGATTTAGTTGTGTATTTTTCTAAAGAATAATTCAGTTGTATGTCTTTTATATCTGTGGCGGGGAATTTAAATGAATATTCACCGTCTTTGTTGGTTTTATCATTTTTAGAGTTCCCAGGAGATACAATTATAGTTATAGCTACTTTACGTAAAGGTTCTCCATTTGAATCTACAACCTTACCTTTTATTATAGCGTATTGTTCTATTTCACTCATTTGGATACTTTTACTTTATTAGATAATAAATTCTTCCCATTAACTACTGCTTGTAATCTTTGACTTAAAGCTAAAGACGCAGGAGCTGCTACACTAAGTAATGATACTATAGGTACAGCTAAACTATCTGTAGCACTAGAAAAGGCTGTATTTAGGGTAGATAAATATTGTGCTATTTCTCCCAATAATGCATTTAAATCCTCTCCTAGTACTGCAGATTGTATATTAGTACCCTCAACACCTTGTGACGAGCCTAAATATACTTTTGGGGCAGTTAAAGCTATATATTTACTAGCATCAGCGTTTACTGATTCATTGGCTGTTAAATGGATTGTTTTATTTGCTCCTAAAATTATAGCATCATTTTTAGCATTAAATAGTAATCTACCTGAGTTGAGTGTGATTTGGTTTTTAGAATATTCTCTTGGATCTTCAGGTGCTTTAGATTTAGCGTAGGAGTCAGTTAAATTACTGCTAGGTGTAATAGGTAATTTTTGGGTTGATGTTAAATAAATAGATGATAAATCTGTATTTACTTTTTCAGTTTCGGGAACCCACGGATCACTACTATACTCGGTTTGTCCGTTCCTAATAATAGTAACGGGGTCTCCGTTTGTACCTGTTGGTGACCATTCGTTAGTTATGTTAGTATTTTTTACGGTTGATCCTAGTCTAATAGAATTACCCCATCTTCCTTCATATATTACATCCCCCTCATATGGTAATAAAGGATGAATATTTAGTTTTTCAACAAATGTGTCCCCTAAATTAATTTCAGAACTATTATCTTCAGGACGCCTTACTTCTCCTTGAAGTGCTGAGTCGTAATCTGCTACTTGATCTGGGACTCCGGGTGATGAAGGCATAGCGTTGTGGTGTTGACTATTCCACATATTAATAGGTGGTAAATAATAATAGCCAACATTTGATACATTAGTAGATATGTTAGTATTAGGGAGTTGAACTAAATATACTATTTCATTTAATAATGGGTACTGTTTAATATTGGAAAATAAAGGTGTAGCAAAATTTCTAATATTGTACCCATCTTTAGGGATAGGTTGGCTTACTGGCTCCCAGAGTATTGTTCCAATGCCATTCCAGTCTCCAAATGCTGTAAAATTAGGATCATTATTATCTAATATAATATGTTTTACCCTTACTGCTAATAATTTATCTCCACCTAAAGCTATTCGAGCTGAATTGCCTAAGTTAGAAATAGTACTTATAGCTCCCTGGAGGCCATATTTGACGTCTAAAGCCATTATTCCCCTCCTTTAAATTTATCTAACTCTGCTAATAATTGTGCTTTTTCTTCTTCAGAAATACCAAAACCACCATCACCATTTGATGAAGCGTTATTAGCCATACGTTGAATAATAGTAGCCATTTTAATTAATTGTTCATCGTTTTTAACACTTATTTCTAAGTATTCTTTAATTAGTGGGACAATTAAAGTAGCATCACCTATTTCATGAACAAGTGGTTTTAATTCTGAGATTAAAGCAGATATTTGTTTGTCTTTTTTCTTTTGGTTGTTATATATTTCCTCTAAAATATCAGAGAATTTTTTACCACCAAATACTATATTATCTAAACCTTCCATAATATTTATTTTCTATAAATATGGACATTAGAAATCTGTATATCCGTTTTCTAGATAAAAATGATAATGCTTTTTAAAGATATCATATAATTTATCTGCTATTTTAGTAATTTTTGGAGTCTTAGCGTCAATTATCTCACGAATATATATGTAAAGTGCTTTCTTATTAAATATATCTATACTTTCTCTTTTACGAAATAACTCTAAAATCGCATCTGCTATTTGAGCATCTATCTTTTTAGGAAATAATTCATTAATATTATCTGTACAGTATTCTACATATTGATCAATAAAATTAATTAACTTATCACTTTCAGAACCTTCATCTATTCTATATGAAAAATTCTCATTTGATTCTATTTCACTAACAGGTGCCTTTTCAACTCGTTTTTTATAATTTTTATTATTACTATTAATTAAGTAACGCTTAGCAATAGTTCCAAAATATGAATACGCTTTAGCTCCCTTTTCTGGGTTAAATAGATGTAATTTAGTAAGTAAAAATGTAATTACTTCGTGTTGTAAGTCCTCAATATTATCTACTTCTGTATAATAGAATTTAAAAGTATGGATAATATTTTCGGTTAGCTTAAAAAAAGCATAATGAATGCGAGTTCTATATAAAATATCCCGTTCTGTTTGATCTAAAAGGCTATTATATAACACAATTGCGTCCTCAGTATCTTGGGTAAAATATTGAGTATTCTTTTTTTCTTTCACCTCGATCATAAATTTTTAACTTTAAATTGATTTAATGTACCTTGTATTTGCTTAATTTCCTCAAAGAAAAAACCTACTTCATCATCTGTTTTAAATGAACCTTTATGGTCTACTTCTTTTAATTTTTTATCTGAGAATTCGATTATATCTGAGATTTTATTTAAGTACGACAAATAAGAGGCTAGAATTGTAGCTTGATTATTTATAGCGTCTTCTTGTTTCTCTAATTTTTTAAGAAGATTAAAGGTCGTGTATCCTAAGACCACGACCATTAAACCTAATATTACTATTAATGTTATCATAAATTATCTAATAAACTCATTAAACCTTCACTTTTAACTGAGCCTAATGCTTTAGTTTTAATTGTTGGTTTCTTTTCAGTTACCTTAAAATTATCTGTTTTCTTTTTAGCTTCACCTTTAAATTTAGGATTCCATTCACGCTCAAACTCAATACGAGCAGCCATTAAATCGGCCTGGTGAATAATATAAATCAATGAGGTGCGAGGTTTTGTTTCTGGTGACCAAGACATTAAATAAGGTTTGTTAGCATCATCATATAAACCATCATGTAATTTAATAGCCAACCATTCGTTTTTAGATACTGGAATGCCGTTAGAGGATAATAAATGTAAACTACGATCTGGTACTGACATAAATCCTAAACGGTCGTTAAATTTATAATCTTCACCTAATTTATCTCGTCTCCATTGATCGTCCTGAGGAATATATGCTTCATGTTGTTCATCACCCATTTTACCTAGGTCATGGTTTAAAGCGGCAAATACTAACTCTTCTTTAGTGTAAGTAGAATCATCTACCCCCATTTCAATCCAAATATCATTTAATTTAAGAGCACAATCTACTACTCGTAATACGTGATCTACATAACCACCTGGGAAAGCATTATGGTATTCCTTTTTATGAGCAGCAGGCATTAACATAATACGTTCTGAATACTCAGAATAAAAATCTAATAACTGTGAACGACGTGGTTCGCTGATGTAAGATTTAATTGTTTCCTCAAAGTCTATCCAGTTTTGTTGGATTTGTTCTGCTGTTAATTTCATATTAGTTGTATGATGTTGGTTCTACTTCAACAAATCCTCGAGTTTGATCTACTACTTCTCTTAATGTAT